GAACGTTATAGGGTCACGCATCAAATGGTGAGTAAGCACTACCCGGACTTCGTACTCGCAAGGTGCATCAGCAAGTTCTCATATGATAACTTCTTGTTGTTTCGCAAGACTTTCATAGCACCTCATATGAACATGCCCTTCGCGGAGGAATCGTATGACCGAGAATTATGGGACGAGCTCTTCAACAACTGGGGTGCGGTTCACGAGATAAGCCGAGGTCACGGTAAGAGCGAGTTCGGAATACAACTCGTCATGTACTTGGCGTGCGCTCAACCAGTCGCGACAAGGTACGAGGAGCGTTGGAAGGAGAAGCACCGCATGACAGAGTTCCTAGTAGTGAGTAGTGATAAGACTACGGTTAGTGAGTTGCGAGACCGATTGGTAGGGTATTACTTGGCGGATGATACTCTCAAGAAGTTCGTTCCTGAAGGGACTAGCAAGAAGGACATGGCCGCAAAGCACAACATCGACAAGATAGACCTTATTAACGGTAGCACAGTGTTCTTCAGGCCTGTTAAGACTAAGAGAGGACTTCATGTTGATATGGCTTGGGTTGACGACCCAACAACCGAGTCATCAACTTTGACTGACCGTCAGACCGAGGACTTCCTCATGGGAGCTATTATGCCAATGACTACGGTCAAGCAGGGTCTCGTGTGGGTTACTGGCACGCCAATACGCGCGACCGACATCTTGAGCACTTTGAGGGCTCGTGGCGCGTTCTTCCATAGCAAACGCCCAGCGGTCAAGGATGATGGTTCGCCATTGAGTTGTCGGTTCACAAAGGACATTCTTGATGATATCCGGCGCAAGATAGGCAGTGTCAAGTTCTCAAGCGAGTATTTGTTGAATCCTGTTGATGACAACGTCAGCCTACTAAAGCGGTCTTGGATTGATAAGTGCAAGAACCCTGACTTGACGATGAGCTGGAACCGCAAGCACTACGACAACATCATTGCCGGTGTTGATTTTGCTTTTGGAGACACGGAGTACTCGCGTGGTGGTGGTGATTGGTTCGTGTGCGCTGTTTTTAGTGTTAATGGCGAGACCAAGACTTTATTGAACGTTTATCGTCGTCGTGACATGACACCAGTCGAGCAACTACAATACTTGCGCGAGTTGCACGCAATCTATCGTTTCGCAGTCGTAGCGCTAGAATTCAACAGTATCAGGGCTTTGGCTCGTAACTTGCGAGAGCTTAACCTGCCATTGAAGCTTTACAATACTGGGACTGTTGATGAGAAGGACAAGAAACACCCTGACTTCAGCGGGGTTATGAGCGTTTCTAAGCGTAACATGATATTGCGCCAAGGAACGCAACTAGAGAATGGCTTGCTTGTTTTGCCTTATGGTGATAACGAGGCTAAGGAGTTGGTCGACCGTTACGCTGAAGAAGCGACTTCGTGGGCTATGGAAGAGGATAAGATTATCGAGTTGGGTCGGCATCCTGATATTCCGATGGCTTTCGGGATGGCGTTAGAGGCTGCTAGCCAGCCGCAGTTCATTGTGGAGTGGTAACTATGGCAAACTACATTATTTGTGACATTGACGGAACGATAGCGGAGAGCAAAGAGCGCGTCGAGGCATTCTTGAGCGAGGAGAAGGATTGGGAGCAGTTCTACGAGAACAGCACCAACGACAAGCCCGTTGATGACATAATCGGAATTCTTCAAGCGTGCACTGTCGGTCATTTCGTTGCCGGAGTCCCGGTTGAGATTGTGTTCATCACTGGTAGACCTGAGAAGTATCGCGGTATAACCATGCAGTGGTTATCAGAACAACGTCTTATTGACCGTTTAGTGCTCATGCGAGCTGATGGCGACTTTCGCCCTGACCATGTTGTCAAGAGGGAGTTGTTTGAGAAGAACTTCGGACCAAAAGACAACATCTTGTTCGTACTAGAAGACCGTACGAGTTGCGTTAAGATGTGGCGAGACTTGGGCTTGACGTGCTTGCAAGTCCGTGACGGAGACTACTAGAAAGAAATAATTATGTTTATAAAGTTTAAAAAATAAAGAGGAAAGGTAACATGTTCAAACTAAAGAAGGTTTTACTCATACAAGTCCCCAACATCGACGGAAACGCCAACGCTCTCAGCGCGATGATAGACCGCCTCAAACCCCGCTCCAACATCGTCATCATACAAGACAACAAGCCTGGAGTGAGGTTGAAAACACTATGGTTGTGACTAACAGCGCAGATTACACCGCACAAAAAACATACGTAGACCCTTTCGCCGAAGAACGCGCCAAAGGAGTGTTCAAAGCCTACATCCCAGAATTCTACTACAAACCACCATACGGCTACCCCAGAAACAACAACCTCTTACAGCTCCGAAAGCTTGCCAAGACCCCTTACGTGCACCTCATTATCAACACTTTCGCGCAGCAGATTGCAAACCTCCCCTGGGAAGTCCGTGTTAAAGAAGAACACGCTGAGAGCGTTGAAGAGGGCGCTTTTGACGCCAAGATTAAAGAGGTATCCGAGTTCTTTTATCATCCCAACGGCAATCTTGAGAGCTTCAACGACATCCTCGTACAGGTAGTCACTGACATTCTTGAGATAAATACCGGTATTATTGTTAAGGTTTTTGACCGTCAAGAGAAACTAGTTCAGATGTTTGCTCGTGACGGCAGCACTTTCCTCAAGAACCCAGACCCGTACGGTTACCTTGGTAATCGTATTGATATCCTACCACCACTCAACATTAACCTCGAGTACGCAAAGCCTAGCGCTGACAACAAGTACGAGGTAGACCCATCAACAGTCAACGCAGACCAACAAGCGTTGCTAAGAAACTTTTATGATGAGAACTTGCGTCACAGCGCAGCTTATTTCCAGTACGGCTGGACCGCCGGAGCAATGCCGGTTCCGTTTGGCAAGCGAGAGATTGTCTGGTTCGCCAAAAACCCACGCTCAGACGACATTTACGGCTATTCTCCCGTCGAGGTTTTAAACAACATCATCAGCACCTTATTGTACGGTAACGCTTCACAACTCGACATGTACATTAACAGCAACATCCCAGCAGGAGTCATACAGCTACTCGGAGCGAACAATGACGTCATCAAAGGATTCAAAGAAAGGTTCAAAGCAGAGTTCATCAAGAAAGACTATTATGGCAACAACTACACGCAACAATGGGTTGCTCCAGTCGTTAACCAAGAAGTCAAGTGGACTCCTTTCAATGTGACGAGCCGCGACATGCAACTCCTTGAAGGGCAGTTGTGGTACTTGAAGATTGCCGCGTCAGTGTTCGGAGCTAACCCTTCAGAACTAGGCTTCACGGAAGACAGCAACAAGGCAGTCGACCAAAACCAATCTGCAGTCTTTAACCGCAGAGCACTAGCGCCACTCATCCGCATCATCCAAGAACGCATTAACACGAGCATCATGAGCGAGTTCGGTTGCCCGGAGCTAGAATGGGTTTTTGACGATTACGATTATGCTGGCGACAAACAAGTCCACGACCTTCTAGCGCAAGAGATTACGATGGGAGTCAAGACGCCAGAAATGGCAGCCGCCGAGCTAGGCATTAACATTGACGAGCTACGCGCCGGCAAGGAAGAAGAGCGTCAGAAACGCATGGAAGAGTCCGGCATGCAAAACGGCATGGACTCTGATAATTCTTTTGATGATGGTCTGGAACTCATCGGAAGCGATGATAAAAAAAAAGTTGATGCTAGCGTAAAGCACAAGTACATTCGTCGAGAAGGAAGCTCGGGAAACTACCGTTATTTCTACGACGTCCCTAAAGAACGACAACACATCATCGCAAAAGAAACGGTTTCTAAACTACTACCCGACGTTACTGACGACAAGCTATCAACGAGTTCTGAAGCAAAACAGAAACTACTCGATTACATGAAGAAGAATAACCTCACCCCTGAAAGCTTCTTGATTGATAACAACCAATCAAAAAACGCAAAAAACTACCTAGAAGGAGAACTAGGGCTTGAGTTTGAAGTACGATACAAGAAAACAAAAACATTCTTCCACGATATGTTCCCAGAAGAATTCGCTGAACAAGCAAAAAAATTCACTGGCACCTACAAGTACGGCGAAGAACGAACTTACTTCCACGCATTCCTAGGAGAACTAGGGTCTGACATCCGTGCCAACAACAAAAAAGAAGAATTCATTGCGGAATTACGAGAAACCCTAGGTGGAGACGTCAAACAAACAAACCTCATACTAAAATACTCGGGATTCAAAGAAAGAGTCACGAAAAATGGTTTTAGAAATAGTCCTACCGCAAAGAGTGCCAACGAGATTGCTGGCGCCTTACAAGACAAAGAAATTGATGGGCTCAAATACAAGATAAGCCCTACCTACACCAAAGGAACCATCTTTAAGAATAACGCTGACATGGAAAAGAGTATCGGAGAGATTGCAAAGGCTCTTCCACCAGCAGCTAAGAAAATCATTAACGATGGTGGCACCACGATTCATTTCGTTACCCGTCCGGAAGCTAGTAAACTTAGTTCTGCAATCGCTAGTAATCGCACATTAGGATTTTACATCCCTCAAACTAAGCAAATATTCATTTTCCCAGAACGAGAAACCCGTAGTGGAACTTTCAAGATTCAAGCTATGCCGATGATGGCTGCCGGATATGACGACAAGCTCATTGTACGCTTGCAAACAATGCGCGGGAAAGAGCATTGGAAGCACACGGTCACTCACGAACTCATGCACGCAACCTTCTTGAACCCTAAAAAAGAAGATGGTTATGGCAATGAAATATCAAAATTACAACAAGATTACGATAGTTTCCTCTTAAAATTAGCCCCTACAAAGGAGAATAGGCTCGTTTACAAGCCCGAAATGCAAGAAGAATTCCGTAATAGCGCAATCTCACAATACGGAAAGACCAACAGTCAAGAAGACGTTGCGGAACTCGGAGCGTGGTACGCTCTCAACAAACAAGAAGTTGATTACGTCGCTCACAAAACCCCGCAAGCATTAAACCCGTTCACTGTTCGTAAGATAGACTGGTTGAGGGAAAACTTATGGCCACAAAAATAAACTATAACGGAAAAGAAATCGCTGTTGTCAAGGATGACGAGATAGTATTCCATGATAAGGATGCTGACATTAATGACTTGTTGGTAGAGTCTTTTGGTGGCGTGACTGTTGTAGAACGGGATGATGGAACCATCACTTATGAGCAAGCAACTCCTTCGTTGGATGCTAAGATTATCATGTTGCAAAAGCTAGGTTTTGAGATAGTGGTTGATGACAAGGTTGAGGAAAAAACTTATGAGTCCGACCTTGAGAAGGAGTTAATCACTAACATTGACGAACAAAGTGCTAAGATTTTGGAGGCTCTCAATGGCGTCACTAAATGACCTTATCAAGCGCATTCTTGACATGCTTGACCTTGGAGTAGACCCTGCCGTTGTTAAGCTTAATATTAAGCGTGAGTACGACCAAGGACTCGCCAACGCCGAAATAGAGTTTGATAAAAACTTTGTTCGAGACGACGAGAGACTCGAGTTCTTGCAACAATACACTTTTGACAACATCAAAGGCATGAACGCCGACATCGCCGAGAGTTTACGCAAGGAGATAAGCCAATCAATTCTTAATCATGAAGGCGCGTCAGCCCTGAAAGAGCGTGTTATGAAGGTCATGGACGTGAGCCGAGAACGAGCTCGAATGATTGCTCGCACCGAGCTCAACAGGGCTAACAACATGGGACACTTGGACGGAGCAAAACAAAGTGGCCTCAAGCTTGTTAAGGTTTGGGACGCTCACCTCGACGCTCGCACCAGTCCCCTTTGTCGCGCACTTAACGGAAAAAAAGTCGGTATTAACGAACAATTCGTTTATGACGGCAAGGAATATGATTCTCCGCCTGGACATCCGAATTGTCGCAGCACCATAATTTTTGAACAAATAGGAGGCACTGTTGAGAAGAAATGGAAGTATGTCCGCCGAACCGGAGGCCCAGGAAACTATCATTACTGGTACCGCAACTTACAAACCGGAAAACTAGAGAACAAACCACAAAAACCTGACACTCACAAAGAATCACAAGCCGACGAAACCATCGACGAAACAAAGATACGAGCGCCTAGCGCCGTCTGGACATCATCACTCCCTGACAAGGAACGAGAAAAAGTCGAGACTGAAATCGAAGAATTCCTTCACGAAGTCAACAAAGCAGCCCTAAAACCCATCAACCCCGAAGAAGGACAAAAAAGATGGCTCAGCGAACAAATGAGACGCGAAGCCAACAACCCACTATGGAAGAACCTCAGCCTAGACCGAACATCAGCAAAATACTTCAAGGACGACGAAGCGATGGACCCGACAGAAGGAATCTTCTTCATCAAAACAGACTATCTCATCAAGAAAAAAGGCAACCTCACAGGAGGCCTTGACAAAGAAGCTCCTATCATGCAAGCAATGAAGAAAGGCGACAAGCTACCAACCCCGCAATACTGGCTTACTGACGACAATCTCGGAGAAGGAAACCACAGGGTTATGGTAGCAAAAAAGTTAGGATTAGAAAGTGTGCCCGTAAGGGTGTACTGGAAAGGGTGACGAACAAAATGATATTCACAGTACCGTTAGAAACATTCAAACAACTACGCTCAGAAACAGGACCGGTCTACTACGTTGATGAAGGAGACCACATCACAATGTACATGCCAAAACCACCAGTCATCATCAAAGCAACCTACTATCCAGGAAACGACCTTGAAACAGGAGTTCCTCGCAGCGAGGACATGATGATGTTCGTGCAAAGCTTCCTGACCAACGGCTGCATACAAGTCAGCAGCGCCGACGAAGAAGGAAAGACACGTTTCACGGTGACCAGCACATGACCATAGTACCGATTGACGACATCAATCAAGCAGTGTACGACGAGACAGTCCAAACCAACAATGTCAGTCTCGGACAAGAAGAAGGCATACTGTTAGTTGATGAGCCTGATGCGAGCACGACATATGTCGGATGGGCACCAGCAGGAACAGCAACAAGCGCAGCGAGCTGGAAAGTAGTCAAGATAGCAGTTGCCGGGACGGTCACGAGCAAGAAATGGGCTGACGGCAACAAACGATACGACAACGTCTGGGACGACCGAGCAACCCTGACGTACTCATAATGGCAATCAAATACGACAAGGTGCTAGGAGCCTTGCGAGAAAAAGATGCTAGCGGGGCAGGCACTGGAGACGTCGCAGGACCAGGCGCGAGCACGGACAACGCAGTCGCTCGTTTCGATGGAGTAACTGGAAAGATACTAAAAAATAGTAATGCCATCCTAACGAATAATGGTCAACTCACAATCACGGATTCTCAGGCGGAGAACAACCTCATCGTAATACCAACCGGTAACTCCGGCAACAGTTCAAGCGTTGGCGGAGCAGTACGCATCAACAACACCTCGAATGTTGGAGCGGGAATGGTCATATACTCTAATTGCGACTCAACAAGCGAAGGTCACTTGTTGGTTGTCAGAGCGGATAACGCTGGGTTTGACCAGAACGCGATATACATATCTTATGATGGAACGGGCAACGCGTTGAACATCGCGAACACAGGCTCGACGACCGGCAACGGGGCGCTTAATGTTGGCAGCACGAACCCTGATGAGAGCTGCGTCAAAATCACTAGTGTTGAGACGGCAAGAGGAGCAGTTAAGATAAGTCACACCGGAGACGGTTCAGACGCTTCAGCGAGTTGTGTGAGCATTGACATGAAAGGGACCGGCACGGCTTGTCAAGGATTCTATGCTGACAGCACGGCAGTAGGAGGGACTACCGGAGACTTGTTGCGATTACGCAATGAAACCGTTGACAAGTTCGTCGTTGACTATCAGGGGAATGTGACGGTGGCAGGAACAATCACGGGAGCGCCCGGAAGCACGACCGAGTTGCTGTTCAATAACGGTGGAGACTTCGACGCAATCTCCAATATTGTTTGGGACGATACGAACAAGTACTTGACGTACACTGCAAACACCGATGATAATAGTTTATTGATAAAACCGGCGACTACTGCCGGTCTGGTGAATAGTCCTTACTGGGCTATGAGAACGTACGACACTGGTAACGCTAAGGACATGAATTTTCAGTGTTCAAGAACTTCTGCCACAGAATATTCTTTCGAGATAAGCGACACTAACGGCAACGTCAAAGCTACTTTTTGGTATGATGGAGACGTTGATTTTGTTGGGGCGTTGAGTCTTGGTGGAGACTTGAGCATCGGAGCGAACGACATCAACATGACCGGCATCATTCGCGGTTGCAACAAGGTTATCTCTGCGAGCATATTATCGCCCGGACTCGCTTACGCCGTTGACACACAAGTACCTTTGCCGCTCAATCTTAACGCTATGCATGTGACGAGAGTCAAGGTTCAGTTGAACACCACGGCGCAGAACGTTGCTGGCGACCTCAAATACGCCGATGATTTGACGGCATTCACTAACGCGACACTCATAAGAGCGTTCGACACGACAAGCGGAGCACTAGACGCAACAGGACTTAACGTCGCAGTACCTGCCGGGAAGCACCTGTACCTTGATTTTGACTCCGCTCCTAACGCAGCAATTACTTTCATGAGCTTATCAGTGGTGTATGACGATGACTAACGGACGGAAGAACTTGGTTGACTTGTGCGGTGGCAGCTGGCAAGTCAAAGAACTGCTCCCACAAACCATCAGTCAGCGCTACGGAGACCCGAACGAATCATTAGAAGGGTACGTTGATTTTCAACGAGAAATAATCTATATTGACAAGACTCTTAACAATCACCGCAAGCACTTGGCATTGGTTCACGAGATGTTGCACATCGTTTATGAGCGCAGCGCTTACGAGCTTCCTGACGAGGAGCAAGGCATCGCAGCTATTCAACACGGCGTTCTTGAAATAGTATTGAATTATCCTTGGAGGGACAGAGATGAAGATTGAACTGGTGGCAGAAAATGATGATGAACGAGCGGAGCTTGGTGGAGAAGTGTTGGGATTCAAGAACGTTACGGATTACTATCTCGACGTCAGGTACTTGGAGAACGGCATGTTTCACAAAGAGCACAGTCGCAGCAAAGGAGACTTGCTGTACTTGATAGGTAAGCTCTCAACAGCACTATTTCAACTTAAAGAAGCATGGAGGAGACAATAATGACAGTACCACAAGGCTATACGCTATATACTTGGTTCAACGAAGTAGTCGGTAATCTGAACGACGTTAATGGTGATTTTATGGTGTTCCAGAAGTACTGGAGTTCGTTCACGCCAACGCAGAAAGCGCAGATTAAAGCGTTGTTGACTGGGAAGATTGACACCGCGATAACTACTTTGGGTTTGATTAAGACTGAAATCAATAACGTGCCTGCGAGTTGAACAAATGGTTGTTGCAAGTAATGTCGTGTTCGTATGGGTTAGCACGAACGCTAGTGTTCCGACTGGTTGGACTCGAGACACGTCGTTTGATGGCAAGTACGTTCTTGGAGCGGTTGCGGGCGGTAATGGTGGGGGAACTGGCGGAAACGCTACTCACACGCACGCAGTGGATGACCATACTCATACTGGAACGGCTCATTTTCATAACGTCACGCTTAACGCCACTAGCGGTGGAGTGAACTGTGATGTTGGGGCGCTTACGGTTGCTGGCACGACTCACACTCATGGTGCTGGTAGAAGTGCGAACGCGACTGTCGGGCTTGATAGTGCAAGCGTCACGTTGGTAGGAACTGCTAACGCTCCGCCTTATTACGAGGTTATCTTCATCAAGAGTAGTGGTACTCACGACATTCCGAACAATACTGTGGGTTTTCTTGATAGTAGCACTGTTCCTGCTGGTTGGGCAGCATACGCTACGGGCACGAATGTCTTCTGGAAAGGAGCGGGTGCGGGGGGAGATAGTGGTGGGACTGGTGGCGGCGCAACACACACTCATAGCGAGAGTATAGTGAGTCCTCACGTTCACAACCAACCAGACCATACTCACGCAAGCGCGAACAGCAATCGTCCGACAGGCACAAATAGTGTTTCAGGTAGCGGTTCTAGTTACGCCACGACACTACACGTTCACGCCTTCACACTCGATAGTGGTGGTGCGGGTAATAGCGACCCAACAGCAGTCACGACTCAAGCCAGTAACGGAGAACCGACTTATAAGAAGTTGTACGCGGTTCAGAACACTAGTGGTGTGGCGAATCTGCCAAGCACTATTATTGGCTTGTGGACTGGCACAAACGCAGGAATACCTAGTAATTGGGCACGTGTCACAGGCATGGACTCGTACTTCTTACGAGCAAGCACTAACAACACCGACATCCTAGGAACGGGAGGAAGTGACCAACACACTCATACAGCGAACGCTCACACTCACGGAGGAAGAGCACACAATCACGCCGCAACCGTAGGTCTTGCCAACGCTTTTGCAGGAGCAGCGGGTGGTAGTGGAGCGACTGGTAGTCCAGCAAATCACGTTCATAGTAGCGTTACCGTAGCCAACGCAACACCAACACACAATAACACAACAGTGACTGTGAACAACAACACGAGCAAAGACGCTTATCCGCCGTACGTCGAAGCGATTTTTATCAAGTACACTGCTCCTGCTTATGGCGGGCAAATCATGGTTTTCTGCTAGGAAATAATTATGTTTATAAAGTTTAAAAATAATAATCTTAATTGACAATGGACACTTTCTACATCGGCGGCAACGGAAGCTTCCGTTTCGACGAAGTCGACTATAAAGGCAAGAAACAACATTACGTGACCGGATATATCAGCACCAAAGACCTAGACCTGGTAAACGACATCGTAACCGAAGAATGCATGCAAGACATGGTGTCACAACTAGTCGGTAATAACATCAAGCTAGATGTCGACCACGAAGCCTGGCGAGAAGGAGAACAAGGCCCAAACATCCTACCAATAGGCCGAATCATAGAAGCCAAGTACGAAGGCGGAAAAGGAGTATGGGTCAAAGCCGTCATTAACGAAGACAGCGACCGATTCCAAAAAATCTGGAACAGCATACAAGGCAAGTTCCTAGACGCTTTCAGCATAGCCTATAAAGCCATCAAAACCGCTTACAAGACGGTAGGCGATAAGCAAGTAAGAATCCTAGACCGAGTACAACTACTCAACGTCGCCCTTACAGGAAACCCAGCAAACCCGAACGCCAGGATAGAAGCAGTCTTCACAAAATCACTCTCAACAATAAATCAGGAGGAAACACAGATGGAACAAGAAATCCAAACCAAGATGAAAGAAGAATTCTCAGCAGCAATCGAAGCTGAGAAGAAGAACTTTTCTGAAGCTCTCGAAACCGCGAAAGCCGAAATGAAGGCACTATTCGAGGCAGAGCTAAAGAAACTCCAAGAGACCCTAGGAACCAAGGAAACAGAAATCAAGAGCTTACAAGAGCAACTTGAGAAACCACAGTTCAAAGCACTCTTCGAGACAAAACCAGAAACCAAGACCGAGGAAGTGGCAGTCCCTCTAAAGACTCCAATGCAAATAATATAAAACAGGTGAAAGACACAATGGCAAACGTAGGAAACGCAAATGACGTAAATGAAGCACAAGCATACGGCTCAAGCTTCGGCATGCTCCCACACGGCACTCTTTATCAGGCTGTGGACATGAAGAGCCTCAACAAAGACGCTTACATCGTAGACATGAGACCAAAACTCTTGAATGCATACGGTGTCGGCATGAAAGCAATGACCACAACTGCTGGCGGAGCAGGAACTGCTGGCTACGCACTAATCCCAATCAGCGTCGACCCAATGATTGTCGACCAGACCAGGAAATGGACACCCCTCGTTGAACTCTTCCCACGAAGAACCAACATGGGCATGACCGCTGACTACA